TCCTGTGCCAGCAGGTTGCGGGCACGCGAGACGACAGAGCACCCGCAGATGGAACCGATCTGGATGTCGATGCCATGCTGCGGGGCGATCTGGGCAAACCGCGCAAGCGAGATCGCCAGCTTCAAGGATACCTTGAAGTCGTAGGCAGGCAGAGCGATGAAGATGCTCTTACCCGCTAGGTCAAAGCTCTCCTGAGCTTGCATACGGCACCTTTAGGTTACGAGGCGGTAGTGAGCGCAGCCCAGCCAGTGGTACCGTTGGTATTGATATACGCACGGTCGTTAGTCGTGGTACCGTCGCTACGCAGGTACAGCGAACCCTTGGCAGCCGAAACGGTCGGAGCGCCCGAACCGAAGTAGATGCCCATCGAGTTGGCGGTGTTGGTGCCGATAAAGACCGCAGCGCCGCCAGCGGTAAGGGCCGAGCCGCTGCGAGCGGTGACGGTGCCGGTGACTGCGGTGGTCGCGCCGAGGGTCGAGGTGACGGTTTCAGTGCCGGTGCCAGCAGCGACAGTGATGGTCTGGAAGCCATCAACCGAGCGAACCGGACCCGAAAAAGTGGTATTCGACATAGTATCTTCTCCGTGTAGCAGCACATCACTCGCACCGTCTCTGCTACGTCTGCTAGGTCAGTCGGTACGAGCTAAATCCCTAGGTGCTTAGGTGTATCATTGATGCAGGCATAAGAAAAGGGGGAGAACCGAAGCTCTCCCCCTCCCCTGTTTCCTTAGGCAGCGCCTTCGGAACCGTACATACCCAGAGGGTCCGACCAGCCGAACGAGTAACGTTCGCGGGCCTTGTAACGGACGTTCCCGGTATCGAAGTCACCGTCCATGCTCGTGCTCATCGGAGTACGAACAAAGTGCTTCAGACCGTTTGGCACGTCGGTGGTCAGGAACCACGCGTCGGTGTCGGTCAGGAAGTGGTTGACGGTGTAGCCTTCCGGGATCGAGCCGTTCGACTTCAGGGCGTTGATGTCGTTGTCAGCGGTGCTGACGCGCAGCTCGGTTTCGAGCAGGCGGGTCGCAACGAACATCAGGCTCGGCGGCACGATCAGCTTACGCGGCTTAGCAGCGATCAGCAGACCACGTTCATCGGTCCAGCCAGCGATCTGGATGACAGCCGCTTCGAGCGACGTTTCATTCAGGTCAGCCGGGGTGCTGGGGATGTTCGAGTTGGTGCCACCCGAGACCAGCGGGTGCGAGGCCGAGAACAGCGGCTGGTTGTCACCACCCGGATAATCCGAGTCGAAGCCGTTGTTCAGAACCGCAGCAGCCTTGGTCTGCTTGGTGTACGCCATGGCACGGGCCAGAGCCTTCGTGTACCGCGACGACAGCGAGTCGTACAGGTTGTCTTCGATGGCTTCTTCCGTGAGCGAGAACCCGAGGGCAATCGTCTCATGGTTGTAGCGAGCCGTGAAGACTTCCTGAGCGTTGTCGTAACGGATGGCACTACCTTCGTTCTTAACCGGAGCAGCCGAGAAGCCCGACAGCTTGGTTTCTTCTTCGAACGAACGCTCGGAGGTTTCGGTTTCGAAAATCTCCTTATGCTCTTCACCGTAACGGGCGTATTCGAGGCCGAACAGGGCGTTCAGGCCGGGCAGAAGCTCCTTAAGGAGTTGTGCGCGTGAAATTGCCATTGTTCAGTCTCCTTAGACGCCAGTCGGGTTGCGATACTGGTGCATACCAGCGTTCCAAGCCACGATGACTTCGGTGAACGAGCCGGGGTTGCCCACAGTGGTGGTTTCCTGAACGGTGTCGATGATACGAACCGGCAGGGTCGAGGCAGTCGCAGTGGTGGCGCTAATCGCAACACGCGAGTTACCGTTGGCGGTCGAGCCCGCGTTCTGCACCAGAGCGCTGTTGTTACCAACAGCAGTGCGGTTCACGAAGCCGATGGTGGTGCCGCTCGAAACCACAGCGACCTTGAACAGAGCGTCCGGGTCGTCAAGCACGTAGGCCATGACGTCGGTGATGTTCGTGGTGCCGGGGTAGAACTGGCGGAAGGTCTTACCAAAGGTGGGGTCCGTATAGGTGCACCCGAGGAAGACGCCGACCGGAGTAGCAACGTTGGTGCCGGTTTCCTTGTCCAGAGTACCGTTGCTGTTCAGCTCCACGACGTCACCGTAGAAGATGGCGGTCGAGGAATTGGTAGCAATCGGGATCATCCGGGTGGAACCGGCAAACACTTGCCCACCGATCAGGTTGACCGGAAGAAGCCCGTAGGGGGCATCAACAGTGGGGTATGCCATAGATAAGCTCCTAGCTTATTTGCCTGAACCGAACGACGTCGTAGACCTCTTCTCACGGAACAGAGGCATACGAGAGTCGCTTTCGCGCATGAAGTTGTTGTCCACGGAGTCCATCTGGGCCTGATTTTTACTAGCGAAGTATGCCTTGCGCTGCTCCATCAGTTCCTTCGGTGCCTTGCACAGCAACAGTCCTGCGACTTCGACATTGTCCTTGAAGCGGCTATCGGGGTCCACCAGCATGCGGAACTTGGGCTGCTCTTCGATCCGGACCGGCTCCCACCCCTCGCGAAGCTTCGCAGAGATGTTACGCGGGTCGTTCTGTCCGAGCGAGGCGACACGTACCCAACGATACGCATAGCCCGGCTGCTTATCCGGTTCGGGCAGCGTCGATGCGGGCTGCCAGACTTTCGGACGTTCCGTTTCTTCGCGTGATTTGCGGGGAGCGCGAGTCGGCGTGAGGGCCTCATCGAGTTCGTTCATAAGATCACGGGTCATATCAGTTCTCCATCTTCATCAGTTCACGAGCGTACTGCTCGGGAGTCAGACCCAGCTTCTTAGCGATTGCCAACTGGGACTGCTTGAGCACGATCTTCTTGGGGGACCGGCTGCGAGAAGCGGGAGCTACAACCGTGGGCTTAGCTTCACGCGAAGTGGGCTTTTCCTTCACCACTTCATCTTCCCCGAAGTAATCAGGGAAGCGACGACGCATCGTTTTGTCGATAGCGTCCCAATATTCGTCGGTGCCAGCGTACTGCGGACCCCGTTCGTTAATGAGCTTCTGGTGAAGCCCAAGAGCCGATGCAGTCATTTCCGGGTCTGTGCCGTACCACGTATTGCGCTCTTGCCACGCAACAGTCTTGGCATCGAGACGAGGAGTCTGCACCTGCTGTACAGGTTGTTCTACCTCAGGTTCGGGGGCCTGTAAAGTAGGACGGTAATTACTGATCTGCTGAAGCCGGTACGAAGCAACATTCAGCTTCTCTTGGGCGTCCACGAGTTTTTCAGCATCGCCTGCTTCATAGGCCTCGCGATACTCACGCTTGGCCTTCTCCAACTCAAACTCAGCGTTCTGCTTGATGCTGCCAACAAGGGTCTGCGTGCCTTCCGACAGGTCAGCCTTGAGGCGACGGTTCTCCTCCAGCAGGCGCTGGGCAGCGGCAAGGGCCTCGGCCTTCTCACGGGCTTCGCGCTCCTTCTCGCGCCGCTCGTCGTGCCAGACCTTCTTCATCTGCTTGAGGCGGGTCTTGACCTTCTCGGAGTACTCTTCGAGCTCGTCGTTCTCCAGCTCCTCGACGATCTCCTTGGGCATGGGCTCACGCCCACGATCTGCCTCCGGGGTATCGTCCTCGACCTCAACTAGGGGCTTGTCTTCGGTAACAGGGGTGTCTTCTTCAACTTCCCACTGGAAGTCATCATCGGGTTTGGTGGCCATGCTTCTTCTCCTTTGTACGGGTTACGCCCGTTAAGCGCGGGAAATGCCCCGGGGGTCCTCCACGACAGCTTCGACCGAGTCATCGTTGATGATCCGGAACTCACGGCCATGGATTTTGACGCGGCTGCCTGCCATCGGACGGGTGAGGATGAAGTCACCCTCCTTGCACCACGGCCCGTTCGGGAACCGCTTCTCGTCCTTGTAGGCATCAGGGCCAATCTTGAGCACGAATAGGACCGGCGTGGTCAGCTCTTCGTACTGCTTGGTGACGTCGGCCTTGAAGAGCCCGCTCTCGAACTGGTCTTCCACTTCGGGGACCATGCACAGGATGCGATAGCCCGACGGGTCAGGGAGCAGTCTTGCCCGCTCTTCGATGGGTACTTCCGGTTCCTTGTCCTTGGCGGCGATGGGCTTGCCATCGAGGTCAACGAGTGCGGGTTTGGCCGCACCGATAATGTCAGTCATCGTCGTGTTCCATGCGTTGTGCAGCGTCCATAAGAATGCCCTTTGCGGTCAGCAGGCCGCGATAGCGCCCGCATGCAAACTTAT